AGCTACTGTTTAATTCATATTCAGTCCAATTTTCCAAATCTTCTGATACGCACACTTTTGCAGGTGTTTCTGATAATAAATAGTATTTGCCATTAACATATGCAATGCCTTTACCACCGCCAATGATTCCAGTGTCTATTTGTTTATCTTTCATCTAATCACCATCCTAAACTGCTTCATAATAGTTGTAATAACTAATACTACAATCTAGATTTGATAAACCTTCATCAGCATTTGGTACAAACTTATTCACACCATTACCAGCCTGTAAGAACTTAGTACCAAATACAAGCGAATTAGTTATATTTGTTTCATTTCCGTTCGAGTCTATATGTACAATAGTTTTATCGTTGTTATATGTAGTCACTATAATTTGTTCCCCAGTTGCTAGTTCATAGTTTAATTTCATCTCTTCATTAGTATAAGTGTTTTTCAACGATGGGTTTACAACGTTACCATTAGCAACAAACGCAATTGTTAAACCATAATCAATATGTGAATTGTTAACAATTTCAATAGTCGTAGAATCGTTTTTGCTACCAAACTCTATACCTGTACCCTCAATTATCTCAAGAGGAAATTCAAGTAGTTTATCCCAGTTATTTAAAACTACTATTGTTTCAGTAGAATCCATGAAATAAGGACTTGGACATATTAAATTAATTGATGCATATACATAATTACCTTTTCTAGTCAAATTTAAGTTTTCAACATAATAATTAATTTTTCTTTCTATATTAGCTTCATAATAATATAAAGTCCCATTATCTTTTAAAGGGAAAACATTAAACAATTGTTGTTTTCTATTTACTAAATCAGTTCCGTCTCTAAAAGCAACTACTAAATTAATAGCCCTTTGATTAACAGATGTACCAATATAAGAAACACCTACACCAAAAGCGCTTTTAATTGTGGCTACACTACCAGAATATTCATGAATACCAGAATATGAGTCTAGATAATACGGAGCGGAATAAGCAAACTCTAGTTTATAACCATAACTATTTTCACATACAATTTTTTTAGTATTTGAATAATATGCCATTATCTATTACCTCCATGTTTTAATCTATACAACTCATATTCTTGTCTTAATAGCCTTACGTTTTCTGCTGGACTTGTATATTTTGAATTATTATTAATAATTGCTGTAAAATTGCCTTGATTATTATCATTAACTTGATTTCCTGACTGGTTGGTAATTATTTGATTTCTTAAATTGTTGGCATTTGGATTAATCATTGGATTTAAAGAATTATTAACACCATAATTTAAAGCTTTTAAAGCATTATTAGTGTTTCCTAATAAACTATTAAATGAAAACCTATCAGCAATTCTTGAAGCTACATTATCGGTCGCATTTTCTAGCAAATAACTAGATTTATTCATGCCTCTAGCTAATCCCCTCATCATGTCAGGCATCCAAGTTTCATAATCTCTTAAAGGCCCCATATCCGGTCTTGAAAAGTGTAAGAAATTTTTAATTTTATTAGCAACGCCTTTAACGGCATCACCGATTTTGCCAATTTTTTCTTTGATACCCCTTACAAAGCCTAAGATCATATCTGCACCCCATAAAACAGCTTTAATAGCCAATTCTTTGAATTTATTTTTGATACTGGTTTTAATTTCTTCTATTTTCTCTCCAATTTTTCCTAAACACGAACCAATTCCTGATATAAAACCGCCAATTAACTTAATAGCAGCCTCAAACATTTTAGGAGCGTTCTTTATTAAGGTTTCAACAATAACTACAATACATTTAACAATCGCAGGGATAATAACATCTAGATTTTCAGCTATTCCTTGTGCAAGAGCAATTAAAAGTGTTACTGCACCTTCAATTATTTTTGGTAGGTTTTCTGTTAAAAATAAAACAATTTTTGTAACTAAATCACCTATTGTTTTTGATAGTCCATCTGTATTTGAAGTAATCATATCTAATAAACTATCAATCATGTTTGTAAGAGAATCTAATAGCTGTGGTAAAGTATCAACTATCATTTGGCCTATTTGAGGTACTACTTCTTGAATTAAAACTACTACTCCATTTAAAATACCTGGCGCAAGTTTTGTAATGGCACCGCTAACATTTGTAAACACATCAGTTATTGTTTCAGCCAGTGCTTCAGGACTACCACTACCATTTAAGAAGTTATCAAAAGCGGCTTTCATTGAGTTAATAGAACCACTTATAGTTCCTTTTGCCTCTTCAAATGTCGTCCCTGTAACACCCATTTTATCTTGAATTGCATGTATAGCGTTATATACATCACTTAAATTATTGATATCATATTTAACACCTGTAATTTTTTCGGCATCCTTAAGTAATCTTTCCATCTCAGTTTTAGTACCACCATAACCTAATTTAAGGTTATCAAGCATAGTATAGTTTTGTTTTGCAAAACCTTGGTAAGCATTTTGAATGCTTCCCATATCTGTACCGAACTTATTGGCATTATCTGACATATCTCTAAATGCCATATCAGCTACGTCTGCCGCCTTAGCAGTATCTCCACCTAATGATTGTAATAAACTAGCACTAAATGAAGTAACACCTTGCATATATTCGTTTGCTGATACACCAGCGGTCTTATATGCCTGTTTTGCATTTTCTACAACCTTATTGGCATTATCACCAAACATGGTTTGAACTCCGCCTAAATTTTGTTCATAATCTGCATAAGATTTAACCCCAGCAGTAACAAGACCAGCTAAGGCAGTGCCGGCAGCTGCCGATACTTTTAACATGTTTTTAGATACATCTAAAGCGACGTTTCCAACTTTTGCTAAACCACTTTTTAAAGAGTCTAAATTTATTCCAGGTAAAATTTGCAATTGCTTTTTCATGGCTTTTAAAGCATTTTCGCCTTTTGCTATTTCAATACTTAATGCTCTAAATTTTTCTTTTTGCTCATCAGTTAATTTTGAATAACTCCCCATTTGCTTTTGGGAATCTTTTAATTTATCAAGTCTTTCTTTAGTTGCTGAAATATTTGTTTTTAAAACTTCTTGCTGTTGTGACCATCTTTTTAAACCGCCTAAACTTTTTGAATCAAAATTAGCTGTTCTTTGCATTTCTCTTAATTCTCTGTTTGTTGAAGATATAACCTTATCAACGTCTTTTAACGCTTCTGTTAATTTACTTGTATTACCGCCAATTTCAATATTAATACCTTTTATACTTGCCATGCTTTCACCTCCTATGAATACTAAAAAAACTACTCTTACGAGTAGCACCCATGTGAGTAGTCTTTTTACTACTCATAATGAGTAGTTTTATAGTTTTATACTGATTGTGCCTTTTCGTAAACACTTTCAAAGAAACTATCATATGCAGTCTTGTTTTCGTTGCTTTCTTCTAAGTAAGTTCTAACTTGTCCATCAGAAATTCTAGGTGTTGCTGTAATATTCAAAGTGTCAGTAACTGGCTCTTTAGAATTTTCAACAGTTTGAGAATTGGTAGATGGTCTAGTTGCTGACACATTGTAATACCAGAATTTTCTATTTTGTTTATCTCCGTCAATTTGGAAACCTAAAGCAAAATCAGTTATAGTGTCATTTTTATTTTCAAACATAGCGCCGTTTGTATCAGTGGTTTCACCTAAAATTTTAGTTCTGAACTCATCTGTGATTAATGCCATTTCTAATGAACCACTATAACCTTGATTAGCAGTATCAGTAAAATATTTAATATTATCAGCATGAAAATCAGCAGCTTCACCTTCAGGGTCAAGTGTTAAATTTACTGCACCTGGAATATGAAAAGGAGTTCCATAAGTTACACCCTCAGTTGATGAAGTTGTAATAGGTGCTATATAAACATTACTTAAACCAAATTTAACTTTATTATTCATATCTTTTTACCTCCTTTATATTTCATAAAAAATATGATATATTTTTTCGTCGTCATCCCATACGTCTTCGTCTTTGTCATACGGGATACCGTTATCAGTTAATAGTTCCTCAATAGTTTCTTCAAGTTCTACATCCTTTATTTCAGTTACTAATTCAATTTCAAAATTATATGGTCTATAATATGTTTTGCCATCGGCTTTAAAAGTTTCTGGAGCAAGTTCTCTATATGCCATAAATGGTGGTGTTTTCTTTTCTTTAAATTTGTTATATGCTACAGGAATATTAGTTGTTTTCAACAAATTATAAATATCTTTATGTTTCATAATTAACCTCCATTTTGAATAATGTTTTTTACATTGTTTTCAAATTCTCTTATGATGGATTCTTCAACTGGTTTTATATGAACCTTCGGCTTTGTATAACCACCATTTCTAGTTAAATGCGGTCTTTCAAGCAAATGTGTTAGTCTATAACTTGTTTTATTATGAACTACACATTTTATCCAACCAAAGCCCTTCTTGGTGGTAACAGTCCAACCTTTAGCATATTTCCCCGTCCTTTTAGGTGAATTATCTTTAAGTTTATCTTTACCTTCCTTAGCTATTCTCTGAGCCTCGTTTGTTATTCCTTCCTGTATTTCAACAGAATAATCATTAAGAATATCAATAACTTGACTAAAATCGTTTTTACTGGCCATTTATACCAATTCTTTTCTCGCAAACTAAAACAATATCAAATTTATTCTTAGGGTCTATTGTCCTAATTACTTGATATCGTTCATTATTCCACTCGAGAATATCTTCACCATGATAATTTAGCCTTTTTATAACAAATTCACAATTTGGAGATAACCCCACACCAACTGCATTATAGAACTCATTAATCCTTACACTTTGCTTTTTAGCATAACACTTTTGTCTAGTTTCAGAAGAAGGTAAAATATTTCCTATTTCATCTTCTTCTTTAACTTGACTGATTAAATAAATAATCTCACTATATTCCATCATTAACCTCTATATACTCTGTTGTATGTCTTAACACGTCTTTTTGCAGTGAATAAGAATTAGCATACAACTCAGCATTAGCAACATCTAAAAAACTTAGTACATAAGTAATAATTGCAGTTTGAATTAAACTATCTGAACCATTAATAAAAGTATCGACTATGCCGATACTCTTTAAATCTAATTTAGCAGCTTGAATCCACACATTTATTGTTTCATCAAACTCATCATGATTTATACCTTGTATTTTTTTTATTTTATCAAGCATAGTCAACGTCCTTTCTCATTTAAACTACACACCAGGCGTTAGTACTTGGAATGCAGTTGCGTCAGCAACTTTACCATCATAGATAGCAACACCTGAATAAGAATAAGTGTTGTTTCCGATATTATATTGAGAATGAATATTAATATCTTCTGCTAAATTACCAACAAACTTTTTAGCGTTACCAAATGTTACTTTAGTTGCTTTATCGCTTATTACAACTTCATATCCAAGAATGAAATATTTTCCACCCTCACGAGTTACTAATTCATTTTTAGATAGATCTTGTAGTCCTAAGATACTATTATAGAATAGGTTTTTATTAGCATAGAATTTAGCACCAGCCTCATAACCAGCAGGTAAACCAGCAACTAAACTTCTAATACCAGCAGCATCTATTGAACCAGTAACAGCAGTTCCATCAGCTTCAATTTTATTAAAGATTTTAGCTTCAATAGCATTTGCGATTGAATCAGCTAACATATCAGTTAACCATGCTTCAAAAGCTTGAATTGACATAGTTTTAACTGTGTCACTTATTGTAGCTAATTTAACAATTTCAGTACCTGCTAAATCAACTCTGATTAATGGTACATCAGATTCAGTAATATCTGCTCCTTCGGCATGGTCTGCACCATCAGTTCTGGTACCTTCAACATAGAAAGATACATTTCCTTTTACATTTAATAGTGTAATTTCATCTAGCATAGGTGCTTTTTTTACTACTTTCTCAAAAATAGTGTTTTGAGTTTCAGTTGGGATAGCACCATTTTCAGCAACTAGAATACTTCTTTCTTCGTCATTTAGTTCTTTTCCCATTAAATTTGATAGGTATATATCCCTATACTCTTTTTTGTTTTCCATTTTTCTTTCCTCTCTTTCAATTTCTTTTACAGCAGATTTTTTTTCTTCCATTTCTTCTGCTACCTTTTCAGTTTTTTCTTGGTCTTCGATTTGAGTTTCTTCTTCGTTTAAAGCGTCAACTTCTTTTTCAAGTTCTTCAACTTTTTCTATATCCTCAGCAGCTTCAACTTCTTCACGAATTTCCACTTTACGAGCCTCGATTTCTTCCTTTCTTGTCATTTTCTGACCTCCTCCTAGCTGTTACCCTTTAAGGCGGTATCTTTCCTATTACGGCTCTCCAGCCTTTATTAAAACGACTATGTCAGTCTCCACCAACAAAAAAAGAACTCTCCAGTTCTTCTTCATTCATCGTATTAACCTAATTTTTTAATTAGTCTTTGTTTAGCTTCTTCTAAAGCTTTCTTTTCTTCATGTTGTTTTCTTAGTTCTTTTCTTCTTTCTAAGAAATCATCATTTTTACTTGCAACACTTACATCAGTAGCATTATAAAACGGTTGGTCTACTACTGATACATCAAACAACTTACCTATCTTAGTTATTGTTCTTGTATCAGTTTCATAATCATATTCATCTTCTTCTACAGTAAAAGCAAATGATTGTTTATCTATTAATCCACTTTTAACTGCGTTAAATATATTTTTATGTTCTGTTATATCATCTTGTAATGTTGCATCCATGAATAAACCTTTTTCATCTTTTTCTAGTTTCAAACTATTATTTCTAGTTCTAGCTAGTACCATAAATGAATCATTATGATTGTATCTTAATACAACGTCTGACATATCGGCTTCATCTAAGGCATGTTCTTCAATCAACTCAGTATATCCATAAGTCTCAGGACTATTAAACACAACTGCGTATCCTTTTATTTCCATTTTTTCATCTTCGGTTGTTTCTGCTCTGAATTGTAAATCTATTTTCCTAATTTCCTTTTCCTTCATCTTCTTCATCTCCATTCTCATTTGTATTATCTAATTGATAATCGTTAGCAATTGTACTATCTATATGATTTAAATCTTGCATTATTACGTCACCATCTTCACGTGGTGCAAGATTAAATACTTCTCTTAATTCATTAACAGTCATAATATTATTTGCATATCTTAATAGGTTGATCTTCGTGTTATTAGACACATATTGCAATCTATTACTTTCAAACACTATTTGATTGCCAAAATGTTTTTCTGTTGGAGTAAATATCTTATTCGTAAATTCTAAGCTCATCTGTAAACCTATCGGCTCTAAAACAGATTCATAAAAAGCATTCCACTCATCTTCGGAATACTTTGATTGAATAATATTATCATTTATACCAAAATAAGAGAGTATCTTACTATCAATACTCTTTATTTGACTTTCGTTTGCTGTGGTAGGCTCTATCTTAACTGGTGAAAATTCAGTAGTAGCATCTAAACCACCGATTCCACTTTTATTGCTACTATCAATAAAATCTTTAACAAATTGATCACGCATCTTTTTAACATCATCAGGTTTTAGCATTGCTTTTGTAGATTTTAATACACCTCTAATAGATTGTGTAGTTTTAATAGCGTTTACTATACCCTCATCTAGAACATGTTTAATTGATAAAGTTTTTATTATAGGCTCTGTACTGCCACCTAAAAGACCATTGTCACTTGTAAACCTTGTTAGATGAATACAACTATCATATGGCACGAACCTTTCTTTAGAACGCCCAAATTTAAATTTAATCCATATTTTGTTTTGATATTCATAAAGTCTACCTTCACTAAAATCTAACGGATATAATCCAGTGACTTTTAAATCTTTATCCCTCTGAATATAAACAAAACTATTATTATATAATTCTAAATTAGATATTACTTGATAATAAAATTGAAATGCATTCTGTAATTCATTTGGCCTTTTGGCAAGTAAATTATATAAATTACCTGTTAAGTTTTCGAATTTATCCGCAAAGTTTCTAATATGTTTAGGATGCATTTTAGCACCATTTCTCGCTATTGCATCAACACATGCTCTTATATCAGCATCGTTTTTAAAATCACCATTATATTTTGTAAAAACCGCTTTATTACCATCCAGCAGAACAAATTCACTTGATTTTTGTGGTGGAATAACATTTTCATCATTTCCAAACATTTTGCTAAATAAACTTCTTATTTGCATCCTATACCTCCTCGTCTATATAATTTAAATATTCTTGTTGTTTATTAACATAGATAACATAAGCATCCATTAAACTTGCAACTCCATCAATCCTTTGTCTTGATTTTTCTTTAGTCAACATGATATTTTCATTATCATCAACCTTAACAGCAGCATTTGATAAGTTCCATTTCAAAATTGGATTGTTATTATAATTAATTTTTTTATCCATTAAGTCAGCCTTCATTTGTTTTAATGGTGCAGATTCAGTTTTATATCCTTGTCTAACCTCAACCATATCAAAACCTTCTTCTTTCATTTCTTCACACCAAAAATTAGCATTCCAACTATCATAACCAACCCAAAGCGGTCTTAAATCAAATTCTTGAACTTGTTCCAAAAACCACTTTGTAACATCATGATAATCAACTTTAGAATCACCACTTAATCGCAGCAAACCAATTTTTAACCATTTATCATATGGTATTTTATCTTCAACTACTTTTTTTTCTAAAAAATTTGTTGGTATCCAGTACATTTGTTTAACTCTGATTTTTCCTTTAACCACCCCAAGTAAAGTCGCACAAGTTAAATCAGTTGTACTTGATAAATCACAACCACCAATGCAATAGCAATCTTTCCACTCTGAATATTTTTCTTCATTATTCAATTCTTCAAAAGTAAGCCAAGAATTCATACTGTTTTGTCTAATGTTAAAGTCTTTACATAACAAATTCACTAACTCTATAGGGCTAGCTTTAGCTCTTTCTACTTTTTCCCTTAAACTTTTTATTGATTTTATTTTCCCTAAAGCTGGGTTAGCTTTATACCACGCTTCTTCATCGAGCCACTCTTTTTCATCGTCAAGCTCATAAATAACTGGCAATAAAACATCATCAGTAATCGTTCCATCAACCACTTGACTAGCATATTCATATTCGATATCAAAAACATTTTGTCTAACAGTTCCCATCGTACTTGTTTCAAGTAATAATGGTTGTTGTCTCGCACTCATTGAATCATACATAACATCTAACAAATTTTTATCTTTCCATGCATGTACTTCATCGGCTATTACCATATGGCTATTTAAACCATCTAAAGAGTTACTATCACTTGCTAAAGCCCTAAACAAAGAATCAGTATGATCATAATAAATCCCAGTTGTTAAACTTCTTATTCTTTTTGCTAATACCGGTGATTTTCTTATCATCTTCTTAGATTCTTCCCAAACAATCTTTGATTGGTCTCTTTTAGTAGCAACTGAATATATTTCAGCACCACCTTCACCATCTTTAGTTAGCATATAAGTTGCAATACCTGAATCTAATACTGACTTACCATTTTTTCTTGCAACAAATAAAATTGCTTTCTTATATCTTCTAAAACCGGTATCTTTATCTACAAAACCAAATAACGCCTGCAAAAAAGCTTTTTGAAACAACTCTAACTTTAAAGGCTTACCATTCCACTGCCCTTTGCTCTGTTTACAATATTTTTCGATAAAGTTAATACATTTATTAGCTTTTTTTTCATCGAATATATATGTATGTTCTTCAATTTCTCCAGTTTCTTGATTTACAAAAGACACCTTTCTCGGTGCCTTTAAATCATCAACTAATCTTTTATAAATCGTTGTTACTTTTTCGCCAACTTTCTTTGGGTTGGCTTTTATCCACTCATAATACTCTTCTATGAACATAAATCATCATCTTCAAAGTCGTCATCATCGTTTTTAGCTTCAGGAAGTAATTCATTTAACTGTTTCATACAGCTAGAGTAATTTTTTATTAAAGTATTATATTGATTAAGCGCAGGGTTTGCTCTTTCAATATTATATTTGCCCTGGCACATCTCAACAACTACTCCGTTATCCTCTACTTCTTTTTTTAAATCAGTTAATGCCTTTTGCATAAAAATTAATTCATTTAGTAAACTACTGCATAATACTTTTTTATCATTATCAAGCATATCAATAGTTTCTTTTATTGAAATTAAATCAACTTTTTCTATTTCTTTCACTTTCTCACTTCCTTTCGCTAAAACAGGGGGTTTATGTGTAAATCTGCACATTTTTCGTGAGTCCCCATCTCGGTTCCCAATTAAGCCCTTTATTTTCAAGGATTAGGGGGGTATCAAGGCTTTTTTATTAAATTGCCGTATTCATCAAACATAACATCTTTTCTAGTAGATATGTCTTGGTGATGTTCTTCTTCATGACAGTCTTTACATAGACCTTCTAGA